AGCCGTGCAGGCAGCACCGCACCGCGTCGGCAAGGTCGGCTGCTCCTTTCCAGGTCGTCGCCAGGCAGGTGTACTGCATCCGCGCCTGGACGATACCGGTCAAGCCGTCCTGGGGGCGGCTGATCATCTGGTAGACGATCGCCGGGAACGTCGGCTCTCGCGGGAGGGTCGTCTGATAGGCCCGGGTCCCGACCAGGGCAGCGACGGCCGGGTCGGCGACCAGGACGGACCGGAGGATCGACTCAATCTGCACGAGCCGCCCTCCGTGCTATGATGTCCGCGACCACGCCCCGGAACTCCTGGAGCGCGGGTTTCCGGTTCTCATCGAGCGCCGGCCGGATGTGGGGGCGGGCGGCCTGGTTGTAGAACCGCCCGAGCACGTCTCTGCCGACGAACCCGAACTCGAGCCGGGGACCCTGTGGCTGATCGTTCCCGACGATGACGGTGCACCGCTCGGGTGTTTTCTCGACGGTCTCCATGTGCCACCCCCGGCGGTACGTCCCGCTCTTGTAGGGAGTGCGTCCGCCTTCCGGCTCGGTGATCCGCACCTGGTTGAGCACGGGGAGCGCCGCCGCCCGGGTCGCGGCCTCGAGCGCCGGGCCTTTGATGTCGTCGGCCAGGGAGGCGAAGGCCTTCGCGAGTTCCTTGCCCCCCTTGAGGGTGATCCCCGGGCTGCTCATCGAAACCACCCCCCGGAGGCGAGCGCGGTGAAAAACGCGACAACCATTGAGACGATCGCCGCAAGCGCGCCGTCTCTCCCGGTCTGCGAGTCCTGTCGCGCCTTGATCTCGTTGATCCGCTCGTCCTGCGCCTGGTTGGCCTCCTTGATCTCCCGGAGCGTGTCTTTGATCCACCGGACGTCCTGCCGTGTCTCGTAGATCATCGCCTGGAGGGTGGTACCATCGCTCACCGCACCACCTCGCAGGAGAGTCGCGTCATCGTACTGAGCGGAGACTCGACGAGCAGGATGTCGTACGTCGTGCTACCGACGATCGCCCGGTCGCTCTCCTTGACGTCGGGATAGTGGCCCTGGAGCGCGATCGAGGTGTTGGCGACGACGTAGGTCTGGTTCGGGCGCTTGATCTCCCGGCCCTTGAGCGGCATGACGTTGCATGGTACATCGGCGTGCCGGTCCGTCCAGGTCTTGACCACCTGCCCGTCGGCGTCCACAGTCTCCGTGAGACACTGGATGGTGCAGCGGTCAGGGAAATGGCTCTCCAGCGCCCCCATGAGCCGAGGGTCAACGATGCCCCGCATCAGATCATCCCCCATGAGTCGGGTGCGATGATCGAGCCCGGCCCGGGGATGATGTCGATATACTCATCATCCTCGGCCGCCTCGGCCGCTGCCCGGGACCGGAGGCTCTCGGCCTGCTGATGCAGCGCGTTGGCGACTGCCTGCCCGTTTGTTTTCAGGCCGTTGACTTCGATATACTTGAGGATCAGGGCCTGTGATGTGGCGATCTGGTCGAGAGCGTCTGCTGCCGCATACCGGACGTTGCCGTTGTTGAGGTCGAGGAGGGCCTCGATCTCCTCGTCGCTGAAAATCTCATGGTCAGGGTCGCGGTCGGTGCAGAGCTGCCGCACCAGGCCAATCGGTGTCCCCGGGACGTACGTAAATGTCACGGTTTCGGCTCCTTGAGGCGGCGCGGCTTGGGCGCCGGGCGCTGTTGGTTCAGCAGGGCGATGATCTCGTCGTTCTGCTGCACGATCCGGGCGAGATAGACGTCCGTCGTGGTTACCGGGTGCGGTAAGTTGTCCATGATGATCACCCGGAAAAAGGGGGATGCCCCCTTACTTCCCGAAGCTCCCCACAGCTCCGCGCGGGTCCATCGCCTTGCCCCCGACGACGTGCGTGATCTTGAATGCGATCGCGCCGCGGTCGAAGTCGCCGCTGAAGGGGCTGAGATCCCCGCCTCCGATGGGAACGGCGTCCGGGCTCTTCATCGTGAGCTGCGGTTCATTGTAGCCCCTGAGGAATCCGATCTCGACCGCCGGACGCTCAAGCTGCGCCGGGTCGGCGAAGAGGAACCATGCCTTCTTACGAACATCGGCGTCGGTGATGATCTTCGAGATGTACGGAGCGACGGAAACCTTGAGGTTGCCGAAGAGGCCGGGGGTCGTGATCTTCGTGTCCGTCCCGGACGCGATCTCCATCTGAATGGTCTTGACGATCTCCTGGGCGGTGATCTTGAGCGCAGGGGGCACCACAAGCACTGCCGGGTCGTTGAAGATCGGCTCGTCGCCCTTGTCTGAGAGGTCGGCCATCACGCCGGCGGCCGTCTTCAGGTTGGCTGCGTTCAGGGCAAGCGTGAGCTTGTTACCGTTCGCATCGCTGAAGAACGTCGCGTCCGGACCGCTTGCATCGCAGATCAGCGACGTGGCGAGTTTCTCGGTGGTGCGCTTGGCGGCGACGCCGAGCCGGGCCGGGATGGTCGTGAGCGCCGAGAGGTCGTCGTTGATGAACGCCTCCCAGGAGAAGGCGAACTTCCGCTCGTATTTCTCGACCTTGTATCCGTATTTGCCCTCATCGAGGTTGGCATAGGGCGCCTCCCCCAGCTCCTTGACCTTCGTCAGGGCTCCGTCCCCGAGATCGAGGAAGTGCCGCTCCAGTTCGCGGAAGTCCTTCGCGTCGCGGTAGATGCTGCACCAGTCCTGGTAGGAGGTCGGATACGGTCGGTAGCCGCCGAGCAGCGTCCGGTCGATGACGCCGCCGAGCAGCCCGGGGAAGTCGCTGGTGGTCATTGCCTCTGCGAACCGGGCGCGGGCGATACGTCCCCGGCGGAACTCGTCGATGAACTGCATCGTCTCGACGAGTTTCTGCCGGTATTCAGGGTCAGCGGCGAACCGCTCCCGGAGGGTCGGGCTCAGGTTGCGCCCGTCAGTCTCGAAAATGTTTTTCCCCGTCATGTTACTCAGCCTCCGTAGGGAGGAATTCCAGTGCCAGCGCCGCCTCAGCGAGTGCCGTGGCCTCTCCAGATTTGGTCGCGGTGAAGAGCACGACGTCGCCAGCCGCGAGCGCCTTGTGCGTCGCATTGAGGGTGCCGAGATCCAGCGCCTTGTACGCCACGAGTGCAGCGCCCCCGGTCGCCTTGGTGGTCTTCTCCACGATCTTGTCGGTGCCCGCGCCGGTGGCCCCCTTGTCGACCAGGGCGAACGTCCAATAGTTCGTGTCGTTCGCGGCGACGGCGTCCTTCGTGACGATCTTTGCGGCGTTCAGGCTCCCGGCGGTCGGTGCGACGAACGCGACCTGCGACGTGGTTGCACTCACAGCGCCGAGGGGGACGATGATCGCCCGGCTGTTCGCAGCGGCGCTGAGTTTCGCGGCGGTGACGTTGGCGTTCAGGATCTTCTCAGTTGTCACTGCGTTGGCGGCGAGCTGCGTCGCGCCGACGGTCCCGTTTCCAATGGTGCCCGCGCCACCCGGGGCGCAGCCGTGAGACACTTCGATGATTGCAGTCTGCCCTTTTGCGACGGCCTCTTCTGCATAGCCGTAGAAGTAGCCCCCCGTCGGTACGTTGTCGAGCGGCGGGGTCTGGTCATCATGATACCAGATCGTATCCCCGACGCCGATCCCGGCGCCGCCGTTGTCCTTGACGGTGAACTTGGCGGAGAAGGGGCCTTTGTCGACCACAGTCTTCCCGGCAGCGTCCTCGTCGAGAAGGGCGATCCCGGTCATGTTGCCGATGCGGACGGGATCGCCGCTGTCCGGCTCATCGGGCTTGGTGCAGGCGTACGCCTTTCTCCAGCCCGGCTCATACTTGACATTCTTTGCCATGTCTGATCACGCTCCTTTGACGGCGGCCTTCGCCTCCGCCTCGGACATGCCGAGTTTCATGAACCCGGCGACGAGTTCTTTGTCAGTCTCTTCGAGCGTCTTGGTCTGCCCGGCAGGAGCGCCCGCGCCCATCCCGGAGACCTT